GTCGGTTCGCAGTTCTACTACAAGACGGGATACACGCTGCCGGTGGCGCAGATCAAACCCGTCCCTGCGGGGCTGCGGATCATCACGGGAGACTCCAAAGGGAACCCGACCAACCCGAGCCGAGTCGCCTCTTATCGCTGTATCAGGAACGGCGGAGCAACGCAGGCCGATATCAGCAACGCGCAAACAACGATTCCGTACTGCCAAGTATCCGGCTATACGATCATGCGGATGTCGATCACATTTCCGCAGTGCTGGGATGGCGTGAATCTTGACAGTCCAGATCACAAAAGCCACATGGCGAATGCCATCTACACAACCGCGAATCAGGCAGGGTATTGCCCAGCCACGCATCCGGTGGCGATTCCTGAAATCAGTTTCGAGATTGAGTATCCCGTGCGATCGACAGACGATACGCGGCGCTGGCGGTTGGCGAGTGATAACTACGACGCGACTCAGCCTGCTGGATACTCAAGCCATGGGGATTACGTTCTGGGGTGGGATGCAAGCGTCATGAAGACGTTCGTAGAGAAGTGCTTGAATACTGCGAAAAATTGCGGTTCAACCTTGCTCGGAGATGGTCGCGAAATGCAGGTGATTCCGTGAGCGGCTTGACATATGAGCGGGCGGCAGAGCTATTCACTTACGATCCGTCGACTGGAAAGGCTGGCGACAAGGTTTTGCACCTTGGCACTTTCGCGACGCCGGAAGAAGCGCATGCGAAGTATCTTGAAGCCAAGGCGATCCTATCACCCGGGCGCGTACCTGAATCAGTCTGTGCCATAACACAGATTTTCGTGTCAGAATGTCTCGGATTCATTTGAACAAACCCAGAGGAAGAATCCCGATGATGACCAAAGCGACCATACTCAACCACGGTCCGAATGATCTTCTGGTGCGCGGTGATGTCACGCTGACGATCGAAGCGCACAAGCACGCTGAAGTCTACGTTGACGATTCCCTGATGATCGAGGAAGTGCCTCCGGCCACGGAGCCGAACCTTGCGGGCGGCCCGGGTGAAGAGGGTTAGCACTCACTTAGCTATACCGTCGCTTCTGCTGCTGGTTGTTGTCATATCTCACGCATCTTATGATGTGATCGGCAGCTTCTACCCGGACCCGTCAGCGGCCGGGAAAGCCTGGGCCTACGTGCTGCGGGGATTTGAGGCGACGGTGCTCTATCTGGTCATTTGGCTCCTGCTACCGTGGGAACCGATCAGCATACGCATTGCCGGAAGTGTTGTCTGTGCCTGGGGCGCACTCGAATCGTTTCAAATTTCCGCTTGTCGGTTACAGTTCCCCATGGGACAGCCGCCTCCGAGCGTGAAGCCCTTCACCGGGTTGTGCGACACGGTGACCGGGACGCCGATTTACATGGTGACGATCACGATCGTGCTGCTGATTTCATTCATGCGTCAGCCTCGAAAGTAATCACTCATGAGCGACATGCTGTATTACAAGAACAAACGCATGGTCGCGAAAATCGGTGATGTTACATTCGAGATGTCCTCCCTTCCACCGATCGATCCGCTGCCGAGAGACACGACCGAGGTCTATTTCTACCCGTCGCACAGCGAGTATCAACTGCGCGAGAGTTTGAAACTGCCGCGTGAAATGCGCGCACCGGAGATAGACGCGGCATTCCGGTTCCTAGCGTCGATTGCTGCGTTCGGTCGCAGCCTGTTTCACCGAGAACGCGATGCCTGATACCTTGCTGCCGCTGCCGATTTCCCCGGTCGACTTCGACAATCTCGTCCTGACGCCTGCGCTGGCGCTGCTACCGAAGACGATGGACTCGCTGCCGGCTCGGGCGCTGCTGACCGCGATCGGCCTGCAGGAATCAGGGCTTGCCAACCGACGTCAGTTGGGTGACGGGCCGGCGCGCGGCCTGCTCCAGTTCGAGCGCGGTGGCGGCGTCAAAGGCATCTACGAGCACGATGCGAGTGCTCTCTGGGTGCAGGCGCTGTGCAAGGCGAGGAACACGTCTTGGGAAATCTCATCAATCTGGGCGGCGCTCGAGTATGACGACATCCTCGCGGCCGGCTGCGGGCGTCTTCTGCTGTTCACTGATCCCAAGCCTCTGCCGACGCTCGATGACGCGGGCGGGGCCTGGGACTATTACGTGGCTTGCTGGCGACCAGGCAAGCCACGCCCTGCGACCTGGGCAGGCAACCACGCTGCAGCGGTTGCGGCAGTGGTAGGAGATCTCTGATGGACTGGACTTCGATCGTCAAGACCATCGCTCCGTGGATCGGCACGGCCCTTGGCGGCCCGCTGGGAGGCATGGCGGTCACAGCCGCCGCGAATGCCCTCGGCCTATCCGACAAGACGGCAGATGCGGTCAAGCAGGCGATCTCAGGTGCGACGCCAGAGCAGATGCTTGCGCTCAAGAAAGCCGATCAGGACTTCGCGCTGCAGATGCAGGCGCTTGGCTTCAAGCAAGTTACCGACCTCGAGTCCATTGCGGCCGGTGACCGTGACAGCGCCCGCAAGATGCAGTCAACAGTCCCCTCTCGCGTGCCAGCGCTACTGACATGCTTTGTGGTTGGGGCCTTCACCGCCACTCTAATCCTGCTTCTCAAGTTCGATGTGCCGACAACGAACCGCGATATCGTGGTCTACATGATCGGCCAACTCAGTGGCGGCTTCACGAGTGCGCTGGCGTTTTGGCTTGGAACAACCCGCGAGAGTGGTCGCAAAACCGAGTTGCTTGCACAATCAGTTCCGGCATCGACTTGAACCAACGAGCATGCAAGTTCCACGCGACGGCGACGAGCAGCAAACCACGCTCGGCCAGAAGGTCGAGCACAAGCCGTCGCCGACGCCACATGACAACTGGCTCCAACTGCCAGAGCACCCGGGATGGGTGCAGGACCAGACTACGCGCGCTGTGAAGCGCAGCGATCAGGCCTAATCTATTGGGTGAACATCACTCATCCTCTTCTATCTGGTGCGCGGGAGTGGGCATCTCTCATACCTCTCCGAACGCATCTCGCGCGTCGTCCATGGCCGCGGCGTAGTGCACGCCGGCGATCGGCATGTACTGCATCGCAACGGCTTCGGCCATCTCGCGAAGTCGATCCGTCATCTCCTGCTCTGCCGAAGTTTCGGATTCGAGCGTGAGCATCAACGGTCCGACGTGGTTGATGACGCGAAACGCCAGTTTCGCCCACTCACGCAAGTGCTCAATGCGTTGCGCCGGCGTCTCGTTGTCATTCAGGTACGGCCAACAATCGGCAATGGCCGTGTGGAGTTCGCGCAAGTGATCGCCTCGGATGCTGCAATAGACGGTCTCTCGCTCGTTCGCTTTCGGCAGAGCATCGAAGGCTGCGACCAGTGCTTCGGATAGGCTCACGGCTTCCCCTCTTGCGCTGCTAGGGAAGGCCGAAGTACGCGCCATCCGTCTCCACGAACAGAGCCGCGATCTTCACCGCTCCCGCTTCTTCAGGCATTTCTGGCTCCAGTGGCGCGAGCGATGACCAGCTTGATGCTGGCAATTTCTTGATCGCGAAGAGGTGCTTTTTCCTTGGTTGCCCATTCGAGGATCTCGCGCAGCTCGTGCAGCAAGTCAGGCGCGGCGGCGATCAGAAGAGCATTGGCCATAGCCTCCGGAGACGATTTACGCGCCATTGCCGTAACGATGTTCTGTGCCCCCGTGTGGACGCAAAGCGGATACGATCCTTGGCGTCCCCACTGGACTTTCCACGGCCCCGGCGTGTGCTCGGTCTTATCGCTCATCTGGTGCTCCTTGGGCAGCTTCAGCAGCCTTCCGCGCAGCCCGTTCCTCACGCCGCTTCGCACTCTCTGCCAACTCGGTGACGTACTTGCGCTCATCGAGCCATGACAGAACCTCATCACCACCGCGGAAGAACATCTTGGCCGCGATGGGCGCTTGAACGATTCCGGCCAATTGCGTTTCCATCTCTCGGACCGTCTTGTCAGTCGAGCAGACTTGGAGCCAACCCGCGAGGCTATGGGTTGTGCCGCACAGCATCTCTTCGGCGCACGACTTGTTCTTCCAGTCGCTTCCGTCGGCATGCCCGTGGCCCATCTCCAGGCGCTTCTTGTCATCGAGGATGATTTCGCGCACCTTGTCTAGATTGGCAATCGCTTGTTCGTCCGCGCCGCTCAGGTCCGCGCTGCTCAGGTCCGCGTCGCTCAGGTCCGCGCCGCGCAGGTACGCGCCGCTCAGGTACGCGTCGCGCAGGTCCGCGCCGCTCAGGTACGCGTCGCGCAGGTACGCGTCGCGCAGGTACGCGTCGCGCAGGTCCGCGCTGCTCAGGTACGCGCCGCTCAGGTCCGCGCCGCGCAGGTCCGCGCTGCGCAGGTACGCGCTGCTCAGGTACGCGTCGCGCAGGTTCGCGCCGCGCAGGTCCGCGTCGCGCAGGTTCGCGCCGCGCAGGTCCGCGCCGCTCAGGTCCGCGCCGCGCAGGTCCGCGCTGCGCAGGTACGCGTCGCGCAGGTACGCGTCGCGCAGGTCCGCGCTGCTCAGGTCCGCGCCGCTCAGGTCCGCGCCGCGCAGGTCCGCGCTGCGCAGGTACGCGCCGCTCAGGTACGCGCCGCTCAGGTCCGCGTCGCGCAGGTACGCGCCGCTCAGGTACGCGCCGCTCAGGTCCGCGCTGCTCAGGTCCGCGTCGCTCAGGTCCGCGCTGCTCAGGTCCGCGCCGCGCAGGTACGCGCCGCTCAGGTACGCGCCGCTCAGGTCCGCGCTGCTCAGGTCCGCGTCGCTCAGGTCCGCGCTGCT